GGCTCCAGCGTCATCTGCGGCCTGGGGATCATCGTTTCGGTGTCCACCGCGGGCGCCTCGCTGTCGACGGGCAGCTTCAACACGTCGACCGCCAACTGAGTCTCCGCCCTGATCAAGGGCTTCATCCGGGCGGCCCCTCAGAAGGTCGCCCTTTTTTCTTTCACTGAGGAGTGGAAATGTCCGAAGTCACCGAGAAGACCAGCAAGACCCCCCAGGCGCCCGAAGTGCCGCCCAAGGCCCGCGCGGTTGTCGTCGATCCGCAGCGCATGCAGGTTGCCGAGTACGTCCGCCGCGAGTGGGTCGTCACCGCCGAAGAGGGCACGAGCATCGACGACATCGTGCACCCCGGCTACTGGGCCCACATGGCGCGCCAGCTCGCGCTGTACGACCGCATCGAAGTACGCATCGATACCGGCGAGTTCCTACTCGAACTGGTGGTCAAGTCGGTGGGCCCGAACTGGGCGCAGGTCGCAGTGCTCCAGCACCACAAGCTGGTGGGCGTTGCCGACGAGGAGACCAGCAACTCACACAGCGAGCTCGACGTCAAGTTCAAGGGCCCGATCCGCAAGTGGTGCGTCGTGCGCAAGTCCGATGACGAGATCCTGCACGAGAAGGAAGAGTCGAAGCTGGCCGCATCCACCTGGGCCGCGCAGTACGAGTCGACAATCCTCGGGCGCTGAGCGGCGGCCATGACCACCATCACGCAGCTCAGCCTCTACAACGACGCGCTGCTGGAATGCGGCGAGCGCTTCCTCGCGTCGTTGACGGAGAACCGCGAGCCGCGGCGCCTGCTTGACCAGGTGTGGGCGTCTGGTGGAGTGGCCTACATCCTGGAGCGCGGGCAGTGGAACTTCGCCACGCGCTCCCAGCAGCTCGACTACGACTCGAGCATCGAGCCGGGCTTCGGCTACAACCGCGCGTTCGACAAGCCAACGGACTATTGCTGCACGCGCGCGGTGTGCTCAGACGAGTTCTTCCGAGAACCACTGATCCGCCACGTGGACGAGGGCGGCTACTGGTACAGCGACTTGGACACGATCTACGTGCGCTACGTGTCCAGCGACGTCAACTACGGGCTGAACCTGAACAAGTGGCCGCAGACATTCCGCGAGGTCGTCGCAGTTCACTTCGCATCCAAGATCATCTCCAAGCTGTCCAACAGCAGCGTGACGACCAAGGATCTCGAGGCCAAGCGCGACCACATGCTCAAGGTCGCCAAGAACTCGTCGGCACAGCAAGAGCCCACCCAGTTCCCGGCCCAGGGCTCGTGGTCGAAGGCGCGCAACCGTTTCCCGAACCGCCGCGATGGCGGCAACTCGGGCAACAACGGCAACCTGATCGGCTGACATGGCCCGCGCCATCCCGTCCCTGTTCAGTCTGAACCGCGGCGTCGTCGATCGCCGCGGGCTGGCGCGCGCGGACGTCAAGCGCCTGGCGCTGGCCGCGCAGGTCCAGACCAACTGGATGCCCAAGGTGCTGGGCCCGATGATGCTGCGGGTCGGCTTTGCCTACCTCGGCGGCATCCTGAACAGCGCGCCGGCGCGGTTCCTCAAGTTCATCTTCGCCACGGACGATCTGGCAGAACTGGAACTCACCGACAGCTCCATGCGCATCTGGATCGGCGACACAGTGCTCACGCGCGCGGCGGTGACCACGACCATCACGAACGGCACCTTCGACACCGATTTGACGGGCTGGACGAGCTTTGACGGCGCCGGCGCGACGTCTTCCTGGGTTGCGCCAGGCTACCTGCAGTTGCAGGGCAACGGCACCAACCGCGCGGTGCGCGAGCAGCACGTCACGAACGCGTCCGCCAACAACGCCCACGGGATTCGCATCGTCATCGCGCGCGGTCCGGTCTACATGCGCATCGGCTCGAGCTCGGGCGCGGACGACCTGCTGTCCGAGACGGTGCTCTACACCGGAACGCACTCCATCGAGATTTCGCCGGGCGTGGGCGACTTCTACATCCGGTTTTTCAGCTCAGCCTCGCAAGTCGTGTGGGTCGACTCGTGCACGATCGAAGCCGCTGGTGCGGTGGTTGTTCCGACGCCGTGGACGGCCAGCGACCTGAACAACGTGCGCTATGACCAGTCGGCCGATGTCCTGTTCGTCGCCTGCAAGGGGCGCCAACAGCGCCGCATTGAACGCCGCGGCGCGCGGCCTGGTGGCCGGGGATGGTCAGTCGTTCTGTACCAGTCTCCCGACGGTCCGTTCATGCTGCAAAACACCGGCCCGATCACGCTGGCGGCTAGCGCCATCACCGGCAACATCACGGTCACCGCCTCGCAGCCGCTATTCAAGACCACGCACGTCGGCGCGCTCTTCAGCATCACGTCGGTTGGCCAGCAGACGACGGTGGCAGCAGCGGGTGCCAACACCTTCTCGCCGTCGATTCGGGTGACGGGTCTGGCGGCGCAGCGTGGCTTCGGCATCGTCATCACCGGCACCTTCGTTGCGACGGTCGTGCTGCAGCAGTCTTTCGACAATGCAACCTGGGCGGACGTGGCCGGAAAGTCCTGGACGGCACCCACCAGCACGACCTATTCGGACGGTCTGGATAACCAGATCGTCTACTACCGCATCGGAGTGGAAGCGGCCTACACGAGCGGCACCGCCAATGCCACGCTGACCTTCTCGCAGGGCAGCATCCGCGGCATTGTGCGGATCACCGGCTACACCACCTCCACGAGCGTCAGCGCGGAGGTGCTCACGTCTCTGGGTGGCACCGCCGCGTCGACGGTATGGGAAGAGGGCAAGTGGAGCGACCTGCGCGGCTGGCCAACGGCCGTGGGCATCCACGAGGGCCGCATGTGGTGGGCGGGGCAGAACGGCATGGAGGGCTCGCTCTCGGACGCCTTCGATTCCTTTGATGAGACGTTCGCCGGCGACGCCGGGGCGATCGATCGCACGGTGGGCTCTGGCCCTGTCGACACGATCAACTGGATTCTGTCGCTCAAGGGGATGCTGGTGGGCGCGCAGGGCGCCGAGTACTCCGTCCGGTCGTCGTCGCTGGACGAGCCGCTGACCCCGACCAACTTCAACCTGAAGGCGAGTTCGACTCAGGGCTCTGGCGCCGTCGGCGCGGTCAAGGTCGACCAGATGGGCTACTTCGTCGACCGCACCGGCTGCAAGCTCTACGAGCTGGCCTTCGACATTCGTAACTACGACTACACATCCGTCGACATCATGGAGCTGGCGCCAGAGATTGGACTGCCTGGCATCGTGCGCATCGACGTACAGCGCAAGCCGGACACGCGGGTGCACATGGTGCGCTCGGACGGAACCGCCATCGTCTGCGTGCTCAACGCGCAGGAAGAAGTCCGCGCGATGATTCCGATCACGACGAGCGGCTTCATCGAGGACGTCGTCGTGCAGCCGGCCGTCGGCGGCAACCTGGACGACCAGGTCTACTACGTCGTGCGCCGCACGATCAACGGCGCCACGGTACGCTACCGCGAGAAGTGGGCGCAGGAAACCGAGTGCCGCGGCGACCAGCAGCTGTGCAAGCTGGCTGACAGCCACCTCGCTTTCTCGGGCGCGTCCAACGTGTTTGCGGTGCCGCACCTGATCGGCCAGAGCGTGGTGGTCTGGGCCGATGGTGCCGACGTCGGCACCGACGACTCCTCAGTGACGTGGGTGCAGCGCTACACCGTGGATGGCTCGGGCAACGTCACCCTGCCGTCGGCCTATACGAACGTCGTGATCGGGCTGCCCTATACCGCGCAGTTCCAAAGCGCCAAGCTGGGCGTCCAGAGCACCGGCTCGATGCTAAACCCGCAAAAGAAGATCGGCCACCTGGGCCTGATCCTGGCGGACACGCACCGCCGCGGGGTGCGCTTCGGGCCGTCCTTTGACTACCTCGACGACATGCCGCAGATCGAAAACGGCACGCTCGTGACGCAGGAGGTAGAGGCCGACTACGACGAGAACCTCATCGAATTCCCTGGGACGTGGACCACCGACATGCGCGTGTGCGTGGTCGGCGCCGCGCCGAGGCCGGCCACCGTCATGGCCATCACCATCGACGAGGTGCAAAACAGCTAATGGGAATCCTCGACTCGCTCCTATCCGTGGCTCAGGGAAATGGCGCCAGCGCCGACCCGGTCGCGCTCAACTCGGAAGCCGGCGACGTCGAGTCGCTGGGCGCGAG